ATCCAGTCCGCATGCTTCGGATGTCAACCTACTCAGAGAACACACTGATGCAGGTAGCGGCTACGGGTGCGGCATGCATGCTGATTCACCGATCGGTACTTATCGAAATGGAGAAACAGTACGCGAACATGCATCCGTGGGAGTGGTACTCGGAGCAAGTCATTGATGGTGAGCCGGTAGGGGAAGATGTCGGATTCTGCCTACGGGCGGGAGCGATGAACATCCCGATGTTCGTACATACGGGGATCAAGACTCAACACACCAAGCCGTTCTACCTGGACGAGAAGATGTTCAAACGGCAGTTTGAGGCAACATCGCTAGAGGCCATTGCTCCTCAGGCAGCCATCGACTACCCGACTGTGGTTGTTATTCCGGTTAAGAATCGTCTCGACTTGACGAAGCAACTACTTACACAGTTGAAGGAGCAGGGTGGCTACGACGAGATTCTCGTCTATGACAACGGCTCGACAGACGGGACGATGGACTACCTAGCCTCGCAAAATATTGCCACTGGCTACGACGCAAGCGGGGCGAACATCTATTCGCTGTGGAATGATGGCATCAAGGAGGCCCAGCGAATATCAGGTGGTCCGTGCAATGTCGCGGTGCTTAACAATGATTTGATTTTGGGGGAGGACTTCCTTGAAACTATGGCCGAAGGGTTGCGCTCCGCTCCGCCTGCGTGCATTGCTGTCTGTGGCAATTACGACGGTAGAAAGGTCAATGGCAAGGTGCAGCGCGTTACAAGCACGTTCAAGGATGGTGGATTTGGTGGGTTCGCCTTCATGGTTAAGGGTGAGATGGTGGGCTCGCAAATCCCCTACTTTGATGAGAAGTACACGTGGTACTTCGGAGATGATGACTTTGTTCACAATGTCGAACGTGCAGGCGGATACGTTGGGCTATGTGCCGGAGCGCGGGTGGATCATATCGGCGGTGGCTCACAAACATCCTCTAACGGGACCAAGGAAAGATTAGGCACCAAGAAGCTGCGGGATTCTGTAGAGGCCGACACTATGTACTACATGAGCAAGTGGCAATCGACTCCGGTAGGCATCTAGGAGGTCAATTGCCATTAGGCCGTAATCTTGGAGTATGGCCACCACTCTCTATGCCACCGAGGAAGAGGTTGTCTGGGCAATCTTCGGGTCGGGCAGCACTACGAAGCCGGAGCAGCAGAACCTCGCGAGGATCGCGCTCCAGGCTGCTAGCCGACAGATTGATAAGTACTGCGATAGGCCCGATGGGTTCGGGCGCACTGGCTCTGCTACTTCTCGTAGCTTCATCCCAGAAAACGCGGTCTATTGTTTCACGGATGACATCGCAGAAACAGACGAATCACAAGTCACCGTTCAGACCGATGAGAATGGCGACGGGGTTTTTGAGATCACCTGGCAGAATGTCATTCCTACCCCGCAGTTTCAGCTAGAACCGCGCAATGCTTCGGTGAAGGACGAAGGTCGGCCATTCAACGGGATGCGAGCAATCGCGGGGCGTCTCTTCCCTCCTGGATGGTCGGGAGCCTTCATTCTCGCTGGCGGTAAACGGCTGATGCTCCCCGATGCAGACATCGGCCCGATGGTTGGCTATCACCAGGCCACGGTTCAAATCACCGCTCATTGGGGATGGCCAGCGGTGCCCTCTCCGATCCACGATGCTGCCATCCAGCAGACGATTTACCTCTACAAGTCTTTCGCTGCCCCGTTCGGCATTGCCGGAGCAGGGGATATGGGAGAGATTCGTATGTTGGGCGAGAAGCTACACCCAGCAGCGCGCTCGCTGTGTAACGACTTCAGGCGTGGGAATCAGGGTTAAGGTACCAAGGTACTAAGGTAAATCAACGAGGTCGCTGAGGGGCGATAACAGTGGGGTAATGCCTCACACTCCGAACACCATTACTGAGCTACGTGATGGTCTCGTCGCGAATCTGTCGACCATTCCTGGACTCACCGTTGAGGGATGGTACCCCGAATTGATCAATCCGCCAGTGGCGATTGTCATGGGGCCGGATATTTCGTTTGATGCCGATATGGACTGTGACAGCTATTCGTTCCCCGTGAGTGTCTTTACGGGTGAGGTCTCCGACAAGGAGGCGCAGGCGATGCTGGATGACTTCTGTGCTCCAGCATCGTCGCGTTCTGTTCGTGCTGCAATCAATAGTGACCCCACGCTTGGCGGCGCTGCTCAATATTGTGCTGTGACGCATGCCCAGAGATATGGGATTCACGACTATCAGAATCAGAGAATTTGGGGTATCGAGTTCACGGTATACATAGTCGCACTAAGGACTCCGTACCTATGAGACTCCTGCTGGTTCGTCCTGGTCCCAACTTCTCAGTGCAGGATGTGTGCTTTGGATGGCGCGATGCTTTTCGCCGCCAGGGAGTGCAGGTGGCCGACTTCAATTTCGATGATCGGCTGGAGTTCTATTGCACTGCGTCAATCGAGCACAAGGGAGAGTACCGCCCCGTCCTGTCCAGGGACCAAGGGATTCGTCTGGCCGCTAAGGGCATCCTTGCTGCTTGCTATGAGTTCTGGCCCGACGTTGTGGTCATCTGTTCGGGATTCTTCATCCCTCAGGAAACGATTGCTTGCATCAAGAGTCGCGGTCATTACGTAGTCGCACTCTGCACGGAGTCTCCTTACGAAGATGATCAGCAAATGCGTTTCTGTGACCTGGCTGACCTGATCATTCTGAATGACCCCACCAACTTGGAAAAGTTTCGGGAGCGCCATAAGGAGACCTTTTACGTTCCTCATGCCTACGATCCAAGTAGACATCATCCAGGACCACCTGTTAAGGAGATGGAGTGTGACTTCGGTTTTGTTGGAACCGGATTCCCTTCCCGTCGCGCTCTGTTTGAGGCAGTTGATTGGTCGGGGCTAGATGTGATTTTGGGCGGGTCATGGCTGGGGCTGGATGACGGCTCTCCACTCATGAAGTACGTTCCTCACAGGATCGACCACTGCATGGATAACAAGGAGACGGCTGATCTCTATCGTTCGTCGCTCACTTCCTTGAACTACTACCGCAGAGAATTCTCTGACGGTGATGCAGCTGGAGCAAACGGTTGGGCAATGGGACCGCGAGAAGTGGAACTTGCAGCTTGTGGAACCTTCTTCCTGCGCGACTCACGACCAGAGGGCGATGAGGTGTTTCCCATGCTCCCGGTCTTTTCTGAGTCGGCAGAGATTCGTCCGTTACTTGATTGGTGGCTAGCGCACGACGCATTCAGAGCAGAAACAGCATCACTGGCTCGGGCCGCTGTGGCTGATCGAACGTTCGATGCCAACGTGCAATGGATGCTCAACCACATTGGAGGTGAGTGATGTCTTGGAGTGGAACACCGAGAGAGTTCATCACCAAGTTGGAGCAGTTGAAGATTGAACATGACTTAATTCCAAGGAGAGTCATCGAAGCTGGCTCTCTCCTGGTCAAGACGAATGTCATGAGCATCACTCCTTCTCGTTTGTCAGGAGTAGGCAGGCGTGGAGCAAAGATCGACGTGCGATACAAGACCGCAGCTTGGGGTAATCATGGCTGGCAGAGCGTCATCTTTGCTACGGGGCCGTTCCAACTCATCGAGCGAGATACTCGTCCGCACATTGAGCCGAGGCAGAATTCAACTTCTCGGGGTAAGAAGCGATTTGTCGTAATCCCCAATCCTTCTTCTGGAGAAGGTGTCTACAGACTCGTACACCACCCAGGAACAAGAGGTAAGCACACATTTGAACGTGGAGTGGAGGTATCCATTCCGATCGTTCAAGAAATGTTTACTAAGGAAAGCAGTGGCGTCTCACATGCAACGTTTGGCGCATAAACCAAGGAGATGGTAATGGAAGCGCACAATCCCGAAGCTGACATCGCACTTCGGCGCAAGCTGTACAACATGACCAGAAATGAAATGCGTGATCTCATTTTTGGATCGGACGACCTAGTAAGTGAATTGGTAGACGTTCCAGAGTGGGGCGTCACTATCGAACTACGCACTCCCACAGTGGCAAGGCGGGGCGAGTTGATCAGCGAGTTCATCAGCGAGAACGGGAAGATCGATTATGTGCGGATGTATCCGGCGCTAGTCGTCTCCACCGCTTGTGTGCCTGGCACTGAGGAGCCCCTGTTCAGTCGCGAGGATATCGAGGCTCTAGCAAACAAATCCTCGCTAGCTATGGAGAGGCTTGGCAAGGTCGCGGTCCAGTTGTCTGGGCTAGACGATGCTGCTGAGAAGGTGGAGGTGGGAAAAGAGAGTTTGACACCAATCCTCAACTCACTTACATCTACCAACTCTGTGCCCGCTTCGGATGCATCCGACCCGACGAGTTAACAGAACGTGGAATGACCATGCACGACTTGCACATGTGGCAAGGCTATGACGCCTGGCTGATTGAGAAGCGTCTAGAGCATGCAGAAGAGCGTAGAGATATCAATGTCGGCCCGACGATGGGCGGATTTGACTGATGGCTATAGCGGCGGAAATCCTCACCAACCTAAAGGCGGACACCGCCCAATTCATCTCTGGCATCACTGGTGCCCAATCCAGCATGGAGGGGTTCGCCGGTACATCTCAGAAGATAGCTAACGTCGGTAAGGTCTCGTTCCTTGCAATTGGCGCTGCTGCGGCCACCGTCGCCACTGTCGCTATCAAGGCGGCGAATGAATACGAGGTGGCACATAACCGGCTGGTTGCTGCTGTTAAGGCCAAGGGTGACACTTGGACGGAGTGGGGTGACAAGGTTCAGGCTGCTGACGACAAATTAACGAGCTTGGGCTTCAAGGAAACCGACACAGAGAATGCGTTGATTCGTCTTGTGCCGGTTACTAAGGATGCCGGGCAGGCTACGAGTCTAATGGGGCTTGCTGCTGACATCGCTCGGGGCAGGCACATTGCTCTCATGGACGCGGTCAACCTTTTGGTGAAGGTTGAGAACGGCCGCGTAAATCTTTTGCAGCGTATCGGCATCAACACCAAGGATGTAACCGGCGCAACCATATCATCGACTGAAGCAATTGACAGACTCTCCAAGATGTATGGCGGGCAGGGTGCTGCCTATGCGTCTACCTTCCAAGGTCGCCTAGACGTAATGAACGCGAGCCTTGACAAGATGGCGGTCAACATTGGCCAGGCGCTCCTACCGGTGATGCTGAAGATGATGGGTCTAATATCCCCACTCATTGCCTTAGTGACTTCTAATAGCGTTGCCCTCTACGCCCTAGCAGCAGCGGCCTCGGCTGTAGCGGCGGCTATGGCATATTGGATTGCGACTCTCATCGTTGACAAGGTGATCTCGTTTACTGGTGCGGTTATCTCCCTAGTGAAGTGGATCGCCAACATTCCCGGTGCAATCGCCGATGCCGTTCGGTGGTTGAATGACTGGAGTATCGCACTGACTGCGAATAGGGATGCATCAGAGGCGGCGATGCTTGCCCAGATTGATATGCAGGATTCTGCCAATGGTGTGATCGCGACGCAGGAGGGTCTTACTGCTGCCGAACAAGAGAGCTTGGTCGCGATGCAAGAGCAGGCTGCTGCCATGCAGGAACTTCAGGCTGAGTACACCGCGCTTACTGAATCCGAACAGAATCAGTTCGTGGTCATGCAGGAACTTCAGGCCTCTTACACCGCGCTGGTCGAGGAGGAGATATCGGCGGGTACAGCGGCCGGAGGGATGGCGGCAGAAATGGACACCGCCGCTGCTTCCGAAGCTGCTATGGGGGCGGCCGCAGACGGCGCGGGGGTTGGTCTTATCGGTCTCGTGGGCGCTGCTGGCCCCGTAGTTGCGGGGATTGCGGCCGTGGCGGCGGCCGCGTATTTCGTGGGCGATGCCTTTGGATTTTGGAGTGACAGCCAGTCCAAGGCGGTTACTGATGGCGAACACTGGACAGACCTTCTGGTCCAGGCTGCTGAGAACACGGGGACCACCGCGCAAAAAATTCATACCCTTGGCCAAGAATTGAAGGATGCAGATAACGCTGTAAAGCCACTAGAGGCTTCTCTTGCCAAACTGAAGGACGCGGGCGTGCCGTTTGTGGGTCATCAAAAGGAACTTGATGAATATTACAAACTGTCAGACGAGATTGCCGTTCTAAATTCACGTCACGACAGTTTGACGAAGGCGTTGAACAGGGAGAAGGATGCTCAACATACGGCTTCGCTAGAGCAGCAGATAGCCAGGGAAGAGAACAAGAAACTCGCAGACTCTACCCATCAAACGGCAGACACTCTTGATGACCTGAAGAAGTCACTCAACTCTGTCGATACGAAGTCTTTCCAAAAGGCTATCTCTAACCTTCAGTCAGCGTTTGGGCCTGAGCTTTCTAGTGAGATTCTGAGCCTGTATCGAGACATCGACACAATGAACAAGGGCATTGGGTCTGAGTTCATTTCGGCGGTACAGCAGGCCGAATCTGCCTCTAGCAAGTTTGGCAAGAGCATTCAGTCGTCCGTGCAGAAGGCCACCGATCCGTTTACCAACTTCGCGAAGGCCACCTCTGTAAGCGAAAGTGACTTCTTGGGGTTCATCGATAAAACCCAAACTGACGCACAAGCATGGGCTGGCGAGCTTAACTCCGACATCACGTTGATTAAGACGTATTTACCACAGTCAATGCAGCAGACCGCTCAGCAGATGATTCAGCAGGTTGCGAGTTTGGGGCCGTCGAGTAAGCCCGCACTTGATGCATTCACTCAGGCATTGGGTGATGGCTCCTTGAATGCCCGAATTGCGTTGATGCAGCAGACCAGCGGCATGCTTGACGACACCACTAGCAATTTCTCGCAGATGGCGGTACAAGCTGCTATCCAGATGGCAGAGATTCAAGCAGTTGCCGATGCAGTGTTTGCCGCTATGTCTGGCCACGGGACCGAGAAGCTACAGGAGTTGATGAACTCTAACGACACTGGCCTGTCACACATGGCGACCACGTGGTATGACAAGTATGCATATGGCAAGCTCCAGGCAGAGCAGTCATGGGAGAGTCAAGTTGCTTCCTCCACGACGGGGGCTGCTGGTGTCATCGCCGAGGCGCAGTCGATGGCTGGTGGCGTCAACTCTGCGATCTACAGCATTCCCACTCAGCACCAAGTTGATGTGTGGGTGAATGCACACCGTGATGAGCTTGATGGGTTGATCACTGACCTTGACAATCTCTCTAAGGCTCCGGTTCAGGTTCGGGTGGATGTCCTGGCTTCCGGTGCAGCGGTGGCTTCCGACCGAAATCTTAAGCATGAGATCGTAGCGGTGCCGTAATGACTAGAGACGACGTGATTAACAAGCTATGTGAGTTGACCATTTCAACATGGCGCTATTTGCCGGAATATGACAAGAGGCAAGAGCTGCATGTTGG